TCAATCAAGCGCAATGTCTCCCTTCAAGGGATTGTGCGTGATCGCATCCTGCAGGTAGTCCGGCGCGAAGTGCGCATAGACCATAGTCTGCTGGATATTGGCATGACCCAGGATCCGCTGGAGCGTGATGATGTTCCCGCCATTGATCATGAAGTGCGTCGCGTAGGTGTGCCGTAGAACGTGTAGCCCCTGACCTACCGGCAGGCTCGGCTTAATGTCCTTCAGCGTTAACCTGATCAACTCATAATCGGCCTTGGGAAACACCAGTCCCACCCCTTCCCCACGGATCCACCGCTCCAACTTCTCCGAGATGGGTACCACCCTTTGCTTGCCGTTCTTCGTCTCGACGAAGTGGGCCCGCCTGCTGATGATATGTTCGGCCCGTAGTTCTGCGGCCTCACTCCACCTGGCACCGGTACTCAAGCAAAACACCACTATCTTGAGGTTGTCTCCTGACAGCCTGGGCAATAGAACTTTGATCTCTTCGGGGGTTAGGTAGCTCATGGCGGTAGGGCTGACGCGTAACTTGCGCATTTCACGGACAGGGTTGTCGCAGTGATAAAAACCGCCTTCGATCAGGAATGAAAACATCCCGCCCAGCGCAGCGATCGACCGGTTGATCGTTGATGCCTTAAGCCCCTCGCTAAGCCGCATGGCTCGGTATGTAGTTAGCCTCTGCGCGTCGAGCTGAAACGCCCTGATCGAGCCCAGAGCGACATCAAGGCGCTCCAGCCTCATCCTGTTTCTGGCACCCCACTTCTCATGCTGCCCGCGATAGGCCCACCACAAGCGGATCAGTTCGGCCAATGGCCGCCCGTCTTTTGGCTTGTCGAGCCACGCCTTGTCATGTTGGTTTGCAAGGACGTGCCGTTCAAATGCAATCGCTTCGTGCTTTTTGGAAAACTTCCGCCGGATGCGCTTTCCTTTGCGCCCTTGCGGTCTGACGTCCACTTCATAACGACCATCATCGAGCTTCTTAATCGACATAGCGAAGCTCTCCGGTACTGCCTGTATTTTCTAATGTTTCACTGCTGAGACTTTGCTCGTTTATGAATGATACAAACGCTAGGTGAATGGTTAGCCAGTCTTTTGGTCTGAGTGTGACAAGGTTGTTATGCCGGGCCCAGAGTGTGCGAGAACCGGTGCTATCTGACCGGACTCAGGAGCAATCTCTTCTGTCATAAACCAGAGTGCATATTTCTTGAACCGAGGATGCTGCAGCACCTTCTCTGCCATTGCGACCGTCATTCCATTAGTTCCGCTTTCATAGCTACATAGGGTTGCGTACTTAATCCCCGTCAGCTCACTGAACTCCCTTCTGGTTAGTCTTTCTGATTCTCGAATGAGCGTTATTTTTTCAGATGTGCCAGTTGACATAATTTCATTATCCTGTAAATATTCCAGCATCATAGAATAAAGTATCAGTGCAAACGGATACTCAAGGCATGCAAAGCCCCCTAAAGACGACTGAGGGGCCAACAGACGAGGATATCAGATGAGGGTGGAAGCTAATAGTCAGACCCCGGGGCTCCCGGAGAGGCTGGTTCATAGGGGCGTAACCTTTCGGCCTGAACTGTCACCGCCCCAGGGGTTTGTCCCCTCCGAGCGATTCGGTGAGCTGCATGGCATGACGAATGATGCCGTCATGTTGGCCTGTCGCCAGGATGGAAAATATCCGTACATCGAAATGCGCAGCCCGCTCAACCCTGCCGCCAAGGCCAAAATATTTATCAACATGTTTGAGTGGAATCGCATTCTTGAAGAGGCTTTCACCAAGCTGCCCAAGGAGCGCCGGGTCGGCTTTCTCAAGTGGCTTGGGTTCGATCCAAAGGACTTGCCGGAGGTGGTTCTGTACCGTCCGCAGTTCGATAGCCGGCAACCTTGGTCTGATGTGCTGACCATCGCCGCGTTTGCTGAGCTGATGGGGCTGTCCAGGGCGGCAGTCCACAAGATGTGCGATGCCGGCAAGCTGCCGTACATCGAAATGAAGATCCCGGGAATGGGGGTCCATGCCACCAGGTTTATCTACATGCCGGCATGGAATGGTGCGATGCAAGTGGCATTCGAAATGCAATCCGCAGAGCGCGGCCGCCCCTACGAATCATGGATGGGGATCCCAGGATGAACCCCCGCGAAGATTACCCCGCCAAGCTCAGGGCTCTGCTCCTACACGCAAAATCCCAGGTGCCGCGCTACTGGCGCGAGCTCAACCAGAAACAGCGGGCGGCCATCTGCTACACCGCCGAGCTGCCGTTAACCTTTGCAAAAAAAGTGCTGCCTATTGGTAGGGCTGACAAAGAGGCCATCCGCCAAGCAGTGATCGATCTCGACATGCACCACCTGTTTCATGACCGCATGTCGGAATACGAGTGGCACACCGGCTGTCTGCCGGAACTGAGAGAAGAAGAGGATGAGGAGACCGGACCAGCCGATCGGCAGGAAAAGAAAAAAGCCTTGCTGACATCGATCGTCGGCGGGCAGGAAACCGCGAATAGCGGGCAAAAGAAAACCCCGGTCAACGGCGTCGCAAGCGCCTAACGGGGTTCCTATCAACAAGTCTGTTCAGGAAGTATTGACATGCAAATATTACCTATTCGTCACGCCGTCCGCAATGTTCGGCTGCAAAACCGCAAGATGGCTGGCCATGCCGGTCGCCATTTTAAAACAACGCCAGACCATATCGCCGCAGCAGAGCGCCCTACCGCCATAGCATGGGGTGGCCTGTTCTCATCGCTCAACAACTGCAAAGGGGGTCTGTGATGGCCTTCTACCCCGTCAGTCCCCGAGCTGCTGGCCACGGGGTGCGCTGCACCCTGCTGACCTTGCGGCTCTCTGCCTGGGCACCAATGCCGTCCACGCGAGCCCATAGCTACGCAGAGCGCCAACTCGCCCGCACCGCAGTGCGTTGGATCGATACCAATTGCTACCTCAACGCCATCGCCCACCGCTGGAGCCGTCGCCATGTCCATGCCTAATACATATCAGCCATCTATGCATCACCTCTGTTATGAGGCTCGCCTGCGTCTGCGACAGTTGCGTGAGGCTATGGGCCTGAGTCGCCCCAAGTTTGCTGATCTGCTCGGAATCCCGCCGACCACCCTCAAAAATTATGAGCTCGGATATCGCGAGATCGGCGGTGGCACCTTCCTGTTGATCGCCAACCATCGCGAACTCGCCGAGTTCTCTCCCTGGCTGATGACCGGTATCAATCCGCCACAACTCATTCTCACCGCTGACGATGTCAGCGCACTCAACCCATAAGGAACTTTACATGTTTGGACTTGGAAAATTGTTTGGCAAGAAAGCCACCGCCGCTCGCACTGAGCTCAAGAAACTGGAAAACCGCGATCTGATGGAGGCCGTTGTCGGCGGTTGCATGCTGATCGCCTTCGCTGATGGCGAGTGTGAAGAGGCAGAGCTCAAGACCATCGAATCCCTGCTGCGCACTTCCAAAGCGCTGGAAGGGTTCGGCCATGAAGTCACCGACACCATGAACCGTTTCACCGAGCGCCTACATGCCGGCTATCGCGTGGCGCGCCTCGAGATCATGCGTGAGATCGGAGACGTTAAAAGCAACCGCAACGAAGCCGAGGATGTGCTGGTTTCCATGCTGACCGTCGCCTTGGCCGATGGGGAGATCGAGCCGGAAGAACAGAAGGAACTCGATGCCGTCGCTAACGCTCTGGGCTTGCGCCTGGCTGACTATGTCTAACCTGCGCTGGGCGCTGGCCGGGGCTTTTATGCTGCTGTCGGTCGGTGTCGATTTCAGTTCCCGCCTGCTGTCAATGGCATCAGACGCCCTGCTGATAGGCGTTGCCTTCGTCATCTTGTGGCCAATGATGCGCGCCAAGAAGTCGTAATACCTGGCCGGTTCGCCGGCCTTATCGCTGAGCCTCTATGCGTGGGGGCTCATCGATAACACAACCAGGGGAATGCAATGGACGGATTCAGATGCATTGGCCGGATACCGGCAGCAATCCAGGAGAAGGCGGCCAGCTTGTTAACCAGCCAGCGCCCGCGCCGGCTTACACACTGCCGAGCGGATGTGATCGACGTGGGATTACGGTACCGACTGTTTCGGCCACTGAAATCCCGGGAATTTCAGCTGATGACCCACGAGCGATACAACACCGCCGTGAGCAAGAACAGGAGATAGCTCCATGAGTACTCAAAAATTGGCCGCCGCTCTCAAAGATATCGCCATGCTGCGCTCTGCGCTGGCTGGCCTTATCGGAGCTGACACCGAAGCAGAATTGCACCAGATGGAAGCAATCATGCGGACCATATCCATAACAGATGCAGACAGAGCCGCCTCGATCAATGCGATCCACGCGCTGCTAACCACCATGCCAACCAGCCAAGAAGGGGTGGCCTCATGATCAAAAGACTGCAACAGCAGTACCGCAACGCCTTGGCCGTCATCGAGCAGATGAAGCGCGGCGAATGGGAGTTCAAGGGGCACTACCAAGATGAGCACAGCCCTAAATTCGAGTGCTACACCGCTGAACGTAATGGCGTAGAGCTTTGGGTGGCCAACGGCGGGTTCTTCTGCGGGGTGCGATATAGATATTGGGAGCTCGGCATCTTCGGTCACCTGGTGTGGCACTTCGGGGCCAAGCAAGCGGTACGCACCCTTGAGCGCAAGATGCGCCGTCAGCAATCCGGCATGTCAGGGGGTGAAGCATGAGCGACGCAATCAAAATAGCCAGCCAAGCGCCAAAGCTGGTCGAAAGCATGCTGGCCGACATGTTCGCAGCTCAGGCGAATGACAACCGAGTGTGCATGGGCGCCGTTCAGTCTGGCCCGCAACACATCCAGATCCAGCTGGTTGTTACCAGTCGCCCAGATGCGCTGCTCGATGATGACAGTGGTGACGATGACGAGGTGGGTACAACAGAGCCAGGCCAGCCGAAAAGCGGGCTGTGGCTGCATTGGCAGGAGTATCGGGCTAGCTGTATCAGCGCTTTCTCCGCCGCATATGGGACTGTCGAAGCCAGGTACCTACACCTTGGATCTATTCGTGCCATCTACTGGATTGCACTCGGCCAAGGAGAAACAACACTTGCCACCGAAATTCAGGAGTGGTGGAAAGAGTGCGCCCCCCTGCATGGACTGGGCGAGGTGATCAGGTGAGCAATCAGCAGATCAAAAGCGCCAGAGCCGAGCTGCTGCAACAGCAGCGCCGGTTCGATGACTGGTGCAATAGCTTGCGCCATGACGAGCATCGCCTGCGAACTCTCCAGAACGAGCTGCTATCTCTGCGCCGCAACCGCTACACCGTCGGGTATCCCGAGGTCGATTTGCCAAACCTGCTGACCCGCTGCCGTTGCGCCAGGGCCACCCGCAACCATGCCGCCAACGTGATCGAGATGTACCGCATCCGTTGCCGGCAGTTGCTCGATATCACTGGCATTCCCCAGACGCTAGCAAGAGTGGGGCGCGCGTGATGAAAAACACCCCTGATTACTCAGACCAAATTGCAGCCCTGGAAAAAGATGTCCTCGACTTGCACGCATGTGTCGACTTTAGCCGGTGTCGGCTTCGGGAGTGTCAGCAATCCCTGAAAATATGGCGCATGCGTCGTCGCTCCAGCGTTTTCTGGCGTGGTCGCCGATCTCGCCTCTCGAGTTGCCGTATTGCTCGACGCATCTATCGGGACTGTGTAGCACGCCTGCGCCGCAGTGAGCTCAGGCTCGCCAACCTGCGTTGCGATGAGCCCCTGCCGTTCTGATGAAGGTCCAAAAAATGAAAAGCCCCCCTGATGTTGCTGTGTATGAAGCGAAACTTGTTGCAGAAATCACGGCTTGGAATGCGCTTGAACAAATAGATAGGGCAGCCCTGAGCATGTGTCGAAAAGAGCTAAAGGCAATGCTCGCGGCTTCCCATCGCCGGAGTGTCGCTTGTCATGCTTTGGCGCAAAAATGCCGCATCTATCGGAACTTCATTAGCTGTGCGGAATGGAACAGTTATCAGGCCGCGCACAAGCTTGCCAACCTGGATTGTGACGAGCCCCTGCCGTTCTGATGCAACAGCACCACCCCGCCTCGCTATTTGATGCAAAACCCGTCCTGCTCAGGGAGCCTTCTCCCTGGAAGCTGGCTGCATCTGTCAAAAAAATGGCAAAGGCCATCATGAACACGCGCCGTGTCACGCTGTGCTCCTTGGCTGATTCACGCTTGCCGCCCGCTCGTCGGGCGCCAGCTGCGCTGGATCTCGATAGCCAGATTGCAGCTATCCGCTCCTATTTTTCTGAGATACAGGGCGCCTATGACTTGTTCTGGGCGCTAGACCTGCTCGAGCGACCCATTCCCAGAGACCACGGTGGGCCAGGGGTGCAGTTGCCCAAAGACCTGCGCGCAGAGCTGTTCGTGGGCTATTGCCGTCGCCGCGCCCCTGACGTGCTCAAGGGTGTGGCCATCAGCTATGACGCTAACCGTTGGCTATCGAGTCGCATCGATACCCTGCGTCAGGTGCAGAACATTATCCCCGAGCCCCTCGAGCAGCTTCGCACTAAACAGAGCCGAGAGCGTCTGGCCGTCAACTACGTCGAACGAGTTGTCCGGCTGCGTGATGTTGCCACCGATTCAGGCAAGCAGCTGGTGCCAGCGCTCCACCTGTGGAATATGTGCAAGCAGCCAGTCGACGCATGGGGCATGTTGCCCCGCCTACCCAGGTTCAGAACAACCGAGGGGCGCGACAGCTTCATTGCCTCCCGCCTTATCCGCTGGTTTGACCCCAAGTGGTGGGAAAGACGCCTGCGCAAGATATGGGATCAGTACAACGAACATTGCGCCATCTTGCTCGGCAAGGTGCGTAAGGGCGTCTCTGCCTACGTCTCTAGTCAGGGGCTGCAGGCATTTGTCGAGCGCCAGCGAATGGCCGCCGCTTGGCTCAAGGACATGGAAGCCTATAACGCCCAGGACAATATAGTCATCAGCTTGGAGGAGGCGGTCAAAGCCTCCGTTGCCAACCCCACCAACCGCCGCCACGAACTGGTGGTGCGCGCCAGGGGCTTTTCTGATGTGGCTGACGAAATGGGATATGTGGGGCTGTTCTTCACCTGGACAGCCCCTAGCCGCTTTCACCCGTGGAAGACGGTGAAGGCTTCCCAGCCAGGCAAGGCCGACACCACAACAGAAAATCCCAAGCACGACGGCTCATCCCCCAACGATGCACAGCGCTACATAGGTAAGTTGTGGGAGCGCTGCCGCTCGGCCCTCGATCGCAACGTATCCATGGCACCGGGGTTGCCGGTGCCCAGCAAGCCCCTTCGCTGCAAAGGGGTTCGCGCAATCCAGCCTCACATCGATGGCCCCGCTAAGTGGCGCCTTGGTGGGGGCTGGGACAAATTCCGACAGCACCTCGCCAACACCCCGCGCCCCTATGATGACCCCATCGACTATTTCGGCTTTCGGGTGGTCGAGCCGCATCACGACGGTACGCCCCACTGGCACCTGTTGATCTGGGTCAAACCAGAACACAAGCACCGGCTGATCGGCATCCTGCAGCGCTACGCTCTGAGCCATGACAAAGGCGATCTGGAGCGCAAGCGCCACCCAGAGAGCAAGTGCCCCTATAGCGACATCAACCCCCGTTTTAACTGGAAGGAGATGGACAAGGAGAAAGGCGGCGCGGTCGGCTACATCGTCAAATACATCGCCAAGAACATCGATGGCCACCGCGTCGGTGACCAGGGCGATCTGGAAGCCGAGACGGCAGCCACCGAAGGCGCCCGCCGGGTGCGGGCGTGGGCCTCCCTCTGGGGCCTGCGCCAGTTCCAACCTTTGAAAGGCCCACCGGTCGGGATCTGGCGAGAGCTGCGCAAGTTGCCGGGTCGTCTGCAAGAAGCCAAGGGGGTCGTCGTGGCCCCCTTGGCAAGCCCCATCATGGAAGAGTGCCGACGCTATGCCGATGCCGTGGACTGGAAGAACTTCACCCAGGCCATGGGCGGCCCCTGCTGCCGTCGTGATGAACGTCCTTTGAGTATCCACCGCACCGCCTTTGCCGAACCCAATCAATACGGCGAGCCGACCACCAAACTCGTGGGCGTGCGCGCCGCTGACGGCCACATCCAGCAGACCCGCTCCGGTGAGTGGGTATTGCGCAAGTGTGGGTCACAGAGCACCACCACGCCTAAGGATGGCGGGTTTTGGGGTGTGGGCGAGCGCAGCGAGTTAAAGGTTTGTGAGCGAAGCGAAGCCCTTCCTCCCCTTGGAGCTCTGGCAACAACTGTACGGGACGATCTCCGAGGGTCTAAGAAGGATCCATTTAGCGGGATGAATCTATTCCATTTGGGGCTAGATACCGAAGACGTGGCCATGATCCAGCGCGGTTTGATAGTGAAGGCCGGGGACAGGTACGTATGCATCCGAAATGGGGACCTGAAAGTTTCCGAACAACACCCGTATTCATCGCCGGATGAGCTTTCGCCATACCAGGCGGGGCTCGAGGCGACATGGAGGGCAGAGCGGCGCACCGCCTCGCTCGATGAAATCAGGGGGATGCTGGCGCAGTCTGGCGACCCCGCGGCATGGCTGGCGGCCATGACGGCCACCGGCGCCGATGATGCGCTGGCGCTACTGGATGCCTTGGAGGAGGAAGACGCAGAACAGGCCAGTGCCCAGCTTGAGCGGCTGCGCGATACCGTCGATCTGCAGGCGTGGCCGCAACCACCGGTGGAGCGCCGGCAGGAGGCGATCAGCAATGCCGAGTTCTTCGGGGGCTCTGATGACTGGCGCTTGCCGGCAGACGAGCAAGACATCCATCGCACCATCGCAGAGGCCACCAAGGCGCGCCTGACAGGCATTCGCCCTGACCATCGGGAGGCCTTGGTCACTCATCTGATGGACAGGGCCGATGCAGTAACACCAAACGGCGGCGATATCGTCGCATTCGTAGCAGATCGGCTGATGCCTATGGCGCCCGCCTCAACAACCAGGAAGCAAATGACATGATTGATGAAACCAACGCCAACGAAGTGATGATGGGCTGTCGAGCCAAGAGCCCCTACATGCAGACCGCCAACAAGGCGGCCAAGCTGGAAGCCGAGGGCGCTCTGGAGGCCGCAGGGAAACTGTGGGGGCATGCCGCAGAGGAGGCCGTCAAGGAGGTGAACAAGGATTGGGCGCTGGCGCGCCAGAAGCGCTGCTTGCATAAGTTGAAAAAAGGAGTGGCGGCATGAGCAATCAGCAGCGTGACGGCGACACCGTCGTTGTGGACACCGAAACCCTGGCAACGGATAAGCGAGCTCTGGTGCTCTCCCTGTCCGCCGTTCGCTTCAACAAGAGCGACGCGCAGCTGCCTCTGGCGTTCGACAATGGCGAGCTGTTTGCCGATGGGGAAACGACGCTGCATTTGCGGCTGAATGTTACCGAGCCGCTCCTGGTTGGCCGGACAGTAGATCCGGGGACTGTGAAGTGGTGGAACGGCCGAAGTGAAGAGGCGCGGGCCAGTATCATCAGCGGGCACCAAGTATCGATCCGCGAGGCGCTCGCCCTGTTCTCAGGCTTTGTCCAGGGCGCGCAGCTGTTTGCCCGGGGTACTGACTTTGATCCCCCCATCTTGGCAAGTCTGTTTGAGGACTTTGGCTTGCCCGTGCCTTGGCGCTTTAACCAGGTGCGCGACGTGCGGACCTACATCGATGCGCTGACCGATGGGAAAAAGGGCTATCTGGAAAGCTGGAAGGATGAACAGTGGTTTGTCCCGCATAACTCACTTCACGACTGCGTCCGGGATGCGGCGCAAATGATACGTGCGCGCGACCTGTGCGCCATTGGTGCGGGCCCGGACCCGGCCAGGCTGAAAGAGCTGAGAGAGGAGCTCGGACTTGTCGGTGCAACTGAAATGCGGGGCGTGGTATGAGCGAAGTCATTTACGCCGCACGCCCTTACTACGGGCCGAGGTTCGTCGATCAAGGTGGGCAGGATGTAGCTATCGTGGCCAGCCAGATAGCATTTTTTGTGGGGACTAAGGATGGCGTTGATGTCACATTTAAATCGGGAGGCTCGCTGGTAGTCGCAATGGCTTTCGAAAAGTTTTCCAAGCTTTACGAAAAGGCCATGAGCCCTGGCAGTGAGCATGACTAGCGAAGTCTGTCATGCTCGATGACCGGGCCGGCAAGCGAAGCGCGACAGGTGTTGCGTTATGCGCATCGCCTAGGTATAGTGATTCGTATAGCGCAACACTTGCGAGCGGTTAAATGATTAAGAGCTTTAAGCACAAGGGCCTCAAGAAGTTTTTCGATAGCGGCTCCGTTGCGGGGATTGATGCCAAGCAGGCCAAGAAGATTGCCACGCGCTTGAGCGTTATCCACCTGGCAAAGCAGGTGAGTGATGTGGATCTGCCAGGCTTTTTTCTCCACCCGCTAAGCGGTGACAAAAAAGGGCTCTGGTCGATAACCGTCACGGGCAACTGGCGCATCACCTTTGAGTTTATCGATGGCGATGCTTACATCCTGAACTACGAGGATTATCACTGATGGCCGAGATGTATAACCCGCCCCATCCCGGGGCGCTTATCAAGGAAAATATGGAGGCGCTGGGGCTGAGCGCTCGACGCTTGGCTGCAGCGCTCGGCGTGGCGCCGTCAACCGTCCAGCGTGTGCTGGCTGAAAAGTCGGAGGTATCGCCGGAGATGGCATTGCGCCTGGCGGCGGTCATCGGCAGCTCTGCGCCAATGTGGCTGGCCATGCAGGATGCCTACAACCTGTGGCAGGCGCGCCAGCACGTGGACCTGTCCGGATTGCACCGCCTGTGCCTGGCGTAAGTGCTAGATCACCAATAACAAGAAGGGCCGCATCGATGCGGCCCTTCTTCATTGTTCAAGTTGCAGTTCTTGCTGCAGCGTCTTGCGCCCATTCGGGCCAAGTGACTTGATTAGGCTCAACGCCAGTTGCGTCGTGGTGCGCGCTGATGGGCTCAGCGTGTGTTTAAAGGAGTGCTGTATCACCCAGGTGTGGCCACATTCCGGATCGTTGCACTGGCAATAGGAATCACTGGTGTCCGCGCTAAAGCGCTGCGTTTTGGTGATCTTCCCCTTCCCGCCGCACTCTCGACAAAATACCCGCATACGCCCCCCGTGATAACTGATCAATTGCTGATTATACATACACCTGTGTCGGTATACAGTATTAGGCGGCAACACCGTGCTCCCTATCGAACGAGACCCACAGCCGCTTGGGCAGACCAGCACCGTTGATGGTGTCCTCGATAAGCTCACACATCGGGATCGTCTCGTTGCGCGCATAGGTCCGGTCATACTGCTCGGGGTTGCCCAGCCCGCCACTGCCCATACCCGGGATAATGCCCGCCAACGCCGCCGGGAACCGGTGCGCGGTCAGTACGTCCTGCGCCGTGATGGACTTGATGGCCGAAAACTCATCCTTGGTCGCAATGTCGCCCACCGGGATAAGTTTGATCCCGTCCGGCTTGCCGTTCGGGATGTTCACAAACATTGACTTGAAATTGCCCACCCCTTTGGAGCTGGCGATCATATCTTTCATCTCCTCTTCCTGGTCATCGTCCATGTTGGGATCCGTGGCGTAGAAGATGAACCCCATGTGCGCCCCGTTCAGGAAGTACTTGCGCCGAAACATAGTGGCGTCATTGTTCAGGAGCGCCGACTGCAGGCCGCCCAGGTAATCCGGCTGGCCGTAGATCTGCTGCACTGGGTCGTACTGTGCCAGCCAGATGATGTCTTCTTCGCGGTAATGCAGGTGATGGCCATCGCGCTGCAACAGCAAGAACCCGCCCCCCTTCTTGCGCCGCAGGTAGAGCCCGGAGAGCGGGTAAAGTCCCACCACTTGCCCGAAGCCATTGCGCAGTTTGAGCAACGCCGCGTCCCCGAACTGCAGGAAGTTATGCGTGAAGGCGGTGATCACCTCCCGGGGTACGCCCGGGCTGCTGATAAAGCGCCCGGAGATCATGTTGCGCCGAGCCATCAAGATAGCGCCGTGGTGCGCATTGATACGGGCGACCTTGGCTAACCCATGCCGGTCGATGGGCGGCATGTAATACTCGCCCCACGGGCTGTAGAACACGTCGGTGTAGTCGGTCATCCAGGCGGCAGGATCTACTTGCTCCGGCACCGAGAAGGTGACGGCTTTGCGGTTGGCAACCATGGCGGTGCTGGCTGCTGGCTGCGCGGCATCTGGCTGCTGTGAACGCTGTTTGCGACTCATGTTTTCCTCGTTTGCTGGTCACCCAGGTAGATTTGCGCCGGCGCGATGTATCGAGCGGCTCGTTGTCGATGGCGTGCGCGATGGCAAAGAACACATCGGCGTGGCCGGTTTCACTGCTGCGCGAGGCGCGGAAGGTCATCTGCCCCTGTCCGGTGGTGCTGCGCTTGATGCTCATGAAGGCGAGCGGGATCTCGATATCTTCCTGATCCCACTCAATGCGGTCAGACTCGACCACATCTACCATCTTCAAGACCAGGCGCGCCTTGCTCTCGACGCTGTAGTTAATCGGGGTGATGGTTGACTTGAACACCGGCTGCAGCAGGTCGTAAACCCCGCTCCCCACGCCGGACACGTCGACCCCCAGGTAAGTGACGCGGAATTTCTTGGCGATCTTCTCGATCTCGTCCGCCTGGTAGCGAAAGTTCATCCCTCGCCAAAAGTGCTTCTCCAGCACCCGGAATTTTTCGCCAGGGAACAGTGGCGGGGCAACCACCACCAGGGTGGCATTATCGCGGGTTCGACTAGGGTCATAGCCCAGCCACACCTCACGCTTGCCGAACGGTTCGCGCAGCTCCTTGCTGTAGTCGTTCCATTTGCTCGCATCGATGCTGGCCCGCTCCATGTGTTGAAACTTGAACACGGCCCCCTCTTCATCCACGAACTCGCACATATAGAGGTGGTCGAACACCTCAATGGAGGTTTCTTCTCGCAAGAGCTCCATGTTGATGAGGTCAAACCCCTGCGCCACCGCATCTTCCAGGGTGATGATGTAGCGCCAGGCTCTATCCGGGCAGACCCGCCCGCCGTCGCGTAGCTCGGCAGCGGTCGGGAACTCCATGGCTAGGCGCTTGGCGTCCTTGCCCTTCCAGTCATCCCCAGACCACAGCCGATAACCGCCGTGCGCCTTGCTTGAGGGGGTAGAGAAGAAGGTCTTGCGCCAGTGGGATTGCGAACCCATGCCGGTGGCCACGTCCATGACCGCCTTGAAATTCTTGATCCAGAAGTATTCGTCGGCGTAGAAATTGCCGGTGTAGCCCTGGGCAGAGTTGGCGCTGGTTGAGCAAAACACCAGGGTCGCACCGTTGGAAAGCACCATGGGATTGCCGCTGAGCTCAACCCCCAAGAAGGTGCGGGCCAGCTTGATGATGTAAAGCCGGAAGATCTCGGACTGGGCCCGGGTCGCAGACAGGAATATCTGGTTACCGCCATTGAGCACGGCATCCTCGAGCGCTTCGCCGGCAAAGTAGTAGGTCATGCCGACCTGTCTGCTTTTGAGGATATTGCGGGTGCGTGGCATCTCGGGATTGTTCTTGATGTCACGCACATACAGCTGATGAGGGTAGAGCGATGCCAGCCACCCCTCGAAGTCCTCCGGGCCCAGATCATTGACCCAGTTCTTGCTCTTCTTCCCGCCCTTCTTGCGCTTGCCGCCTTCTTGCCGCTCACGTCCAGAGGGGGCGTCATCGCCTGCGTCATGCGCCTCTTCACGCCGCTTGGCTTTGAGCGTCTGCTCGCGCTCGGCAAGTTTGACCGCCTGCTCCTTGAGAGTGACATGGTGGCCGATCAGCCTGTCCATCTCGGCGAGATCTGCGTGGTTCTTTTTGCCCTTGCCGGCCAGCGCCTGATAACGGCGGGTAATGGCGTCCTCAAGCGCCTCATCACTGAGGAGCTCGGTCCAGCCATACTTTTCCGCCCACAGGTAGACCACCCGGACGCTACCCAGCTCCAGTTCATCCTTGATCTCTTGTGCGCTCCAGCGGCGCAGGTACAACCGCCTGGCGGCCTGCCTTATCTCGTCTGTGTATGCCACCAGGGCCCCCAGTCTTGTATCTGGGGCCATGATAGTGAGCTGCGCCAAGGCGTCCCGTTCATGCCATTCGGAGAAATTCGGAAAACGCGATTATCCGAATTCATCCGACCGCCTCACCGCGCAGCCCCCTTTCCTTCCCGATAATCTGGCGCCAATTCGATACAAGGGGGCCGCCGTGGCAACACCGATTGATTCATCACTGCGTACCGGCTGGGTAGCGGTCGCCACCGAAGGCGAGTCCATTGACGGGCGCGAGATCTCGGCCGACTGGATAAACGACATGGCCCAGACCTACGACCCCACCTTCTACTGTGCCCAGCTTTGGCCCAAGCACATGAAGTGGGGCGACAACATGGGACACGTGCAGGCGCTCAAGGCCGATACCGTCGATGGCAAGCTCACCTTGTTTGCGGTGCTAAGCCCGAATCGGGATCTGATTTACCAGAACCAGCGCGGACAAATGCGGTTCTGCTCCATCGAGCCCATGCCGAACTTTGCCGGCAAAGGTAAAACCTACCTGTTCGGCATTGGCGTCACCGATGTGCCCGCCAGTACCGGCACCACCATGCTCAAGTTCTCCGCCAAGCACGACAAACCCATCATCGGCCACAGCATGCCGCTGGATCTCTGTGACTTTTCACTGCCCTCAGACATGCCAGAAGCAGGCGATCGCGTGGGCCTTTTACATCAGATTTTTAACTTCCTGGGCGGCCATGGCTCCACGCCAGCCGAGGCGGCCCCTGCACCAAAGGATGATACCGAGATGACCAAAGAACAGATGGACCAGCTGACAGGGTTGTTTACCTCGCTTGGCGCCAAGATTGAAACCTTCAGCGCCAAAGTGGACGCCATGGGCAAGCCAGCAGAAGCGCCCATCGCCGATCCGGTTGTCGCCGATCCCGCGCCTGTGACTGCGCCGGTAGTCGCTCCCGTGTCCGCTATCACTGCCGAGCAGTTCAGCGCGATGGAGCAAACCATCAAGGGCTTTGGCGATCAGGTCTTGGCCCTGAACCAAAAGATCGAAGCCTTCTCGGTAGAAGTGCCAAACCAGCGCCCTGACGGCCTGGGCGGTAACGACACCACCGTGACCATTTGCTAAGGAATCAACCGTGAGTCAATCCAAGACCCCCCAGGCAGAAAAATGCCTGGCACACTTCTCCGCTGAGCTGGCCAAGGCCTACGGGGTACCTGTTAACGCCCTGGCCCATCAGTTTTCGGTGTCAGAGCCCATGGAGACGGTGCTGCGTGCAGCCATTCTGGAGTCGACCAGTTTCCTTGGCCTTATCACCTGCCAGGACGTTGATCAGCTGACTGGTCAGGTGGTGCAAGTGGGCGCCAGCGCTCTGCATACCGGCCGCAAGACCGAAGGGCGTTTTCGCCGCAAGGTCGGGGTGGGCGGTCACAAGTACAGCCTGACCGAAACCGACTCCTGCGTCCGTCTGGACTGGAGCACCCTGTGCTCTTGGGCCAATGCCGGCAGCCCGGGGCAATTTGCAAAACTGGTCGCCGACTTCACCAACCAGACCTTTGCGCTCGACATGCTACGGGTGGGCTTCAACGGCACCCACATTGCCGACGAGTCTGACCCTGAAGCATTCCCGCTCGGCGAAGACGTCAATATCGGCTGGCAACAGCTGGCGCGTAAATGGAATGACGGCTCCCAAGTGTTGAAGGCCGCAGAGGGGGACAAGATCTATTTCGACCCGGACGGTCTGGGGGATTACAAGACCCTGGATCAGATGGTGTCTGATCTCATCAACAGCACTATCAATCCGCTCTATCGCACCGATCCGCGCCTGGTTGTGCTCATCGGTACCGACCTGGTCGCAGCAGCCCAGGCCAAGCTCTACGGCGAAGCCACCAAGCCGACCGAACAGATTGCGGCGCAGCAGTTGGCCAAGTCCATCGCAGGGCGTCCGGCCTATATCCCGCCGTACTTCCCAAGCAACGGCTTGTGGGTAACCACGCTTGCCAACCTGCACATCTATACCCAGCGCAACACCCGCAAGCGCAAGGCCGCCGACAACGACGAAACCAAGGGCTTTGAAAACCAATACTGGCGCCAAGAAGGGTACGCCATCGGTGTATATGAGGCCTTCGGTAGCTTTGAAGAGGCTGATGTGGTGATCGGTCCCCGCCCTGGCGGCCCTAAGGCTGCCAGTGAAGAGGGCGTAGGCACAGAGGAAGGGATCGCTTAACGATGAGCTCGCCGGGTATTCGTCACAAGCAGCGCGTGCTGGCACTTCAGGGGGTGGCCAAAGCGGCCGCCACCGGGCAAGCCACTGGCCTGGTGGCTAACAGCCTGCACCTGCAGCTGATTGCGCTGGAAGAGGACATGAAGCGTCTCAAGTCCCTGGTGCGTAGAGGCGACAAAGTGGCGATGAAACGGGATGAACTCTTCCCCAAATATCGCCCCTATGTGGACAAGTACCTGGAGCTGGCAGCGCTCGGCACGGTGTACCAGAACGAGCTGTTTCAGCGCCTCATTATCTGGGCGTTTGATATCGACGATCTGGAAACCGGCATCACCTGGGCGCTGCTTGCCATTGAGCAAAACCAGCGCACCCCGAGCAACATCAAGCGCGACTGGGCCCATTTCACCGCCGACACCGTGCTGGTGTGGGCCGAAGAGCAAGCCGCCTTGGGGCACGGGGTGGAGCCCTGGTTCTCCCGGGTGTTCGACAAGGTGCGGGGTGACTGGCGCCTTAACGAGCAAGCCACCGCCAAGTGGTACCGGCTCGCCGGCCACCTGCTCTTGCGTGACAAAGACGGCAAGCCGCGCCCAAGCGCGCTGGCTGACAGTGCCGCCCTCGAGCAGGCAGACCACTGGCTGGCGCTGGCCGAGAAGACGCACAGCAAGATTGGCGTGGGTACCCTGCGCCACAAAATCGCGATGCGCTTGCGGGCGCTCAACCCGGCGTAACAACTCCCCAGCCACCGCGCCCCGGCGAAAGTGAGCCAGCAGCATACCGCTGTCATCAGCTCAGCTTCGTGGCCTCAGGGGCGCCCCATTTGATAGGGCTGCAGATGATTTCAGGTAAAGGCATTGGGTACAGCGCCAGCACCATCACCAACGATGGGTTCTGGCCGGACATTTTTGTCGGTGATTTTGAGCGCAGTGGCGCTTTGCCGGCAGATATGGATAGCACCGCTACCGGTGCGGCCCTGCTGGCTGCCATCGGTGAAATCAACCTGCAGCTTGATGAGTATCGAGAGAGGCAAGAGGCCAGAGGCTACGCCTCATCACGGGACGTGCCCGGCCCGCGCATGGTCCACGGCGACAACGCCCTGACCGCCAACTACATCGCCGCCGTCTATGCCCGCGCCAAAGCGGCCCTGTTGCCCGAGTTTGCCACTGTCACCGAGCGTGATGCCCGCAAAGACTTGGCCGAACGTTCGGTACCACTGCGCGATCAACTGCTCGCCACGAGCCAACAACTGGTGCGCACCATCAAGGGTAAGCGCCGAGTCGGGGTAGCGCTGCTATGACCCAGACCGCCACTGAGCTGCGCCCACAAGGATTTTTTCTGGCAGCCATGCATCAGGAGCTGGTGCGCGTGTTACCAGGCCGCTGCGCCCGCGCTCTGGACAGCTGGATGGAGGGCGGCACCATCCGCCTCGAGCCCAAGAACATGGGCCCCACCGGCCAGGTGGTGGCCTGGCTCAACTACACCGCGGTGTTTTCGCTTGAAAACCTGCCCTTTCGTGAGTGCCGCACCGAGACGCTGATTGCGGTGGCTGCCAGCTGGGTGCAAGAGCACGACGAGTATCGGGACGATTTCGCTCTGCCTGAGCCGACCTACACGGTCGTGCCCAACGATGAGCTCACGGCAGATCTCGAAATTGAGCTGCAGTTCTGCGAGCCGCTGCACATCGTGCCAGACCCGACCGGCCCGATTAACTGGCAAGGCCAAACGTGGAGCGTGGCCCCGTTCGATGTGTGGGTTGCCGAGCACATCACCATCCATGCCGGCGGCGGTGCGCATACCGCCCCCTGATAACCATCAAAGAGGACTGCGCCATGTGGCCAAATGTCATCGTCAATAACCTAAATCAGATGCAGGGGCCCACCAACGAGGTGGAACGCCACCTGCTGTTTATCGGCCCCGGCACCACGAACGCCGGCAAGCTGCTATCGGTCAATACCCAGTCAGACCTGGATGCGCTGCTCGGCAGTGGCAACAGCGAGCTCAAGGGTAACCTGCTGGCGGCGCGCGATAACGCCGGCCAGAACTGGACCGCTGCCGTCTATGTGCTGGCCGCCGGTGAAGCCTCATGGATAGACGCCGCCCGGGCCGCCCAGCGTACCCAGTCCTTTGAAGGCGTAGTGGTACTGGGTCAGGTGTGGGACAAGGCGAGCATCAACGCCGCTCACGCACTCAGTCAGGAGCTGATTGCCAAATGGGGGCGCTGGCAGTTCATGCTGCTCGCCGTGCCGGGCATTGCCGCCAACGCCGTCGGCAAAGATGGTACCGCCCAAGATTGGAGCGAATACGAGGCCGCCCTGGCCGCCCTGCAGGATGGCATTGCGGCCAGCTCCGTCACCCTGGTGCCGCAGCTGTGGCCCAACCTCATCGGTGCCTATGCCGGTCGCCTGTGCAACCGCGCGGTGAGCGTGGCGGATAGCCCTTGCCGGGTGAAGACCGGGGCCCTGGTCGGGCTGGGTGACGCACCGGTAGACAAGGACGGCGTGCCGCTGCCGCTGGCCACCCTGCAGGCACTGGAGGGTAACCGCTATTCGGTGCCGATGTGGTACCCGGACTATGACGGTATCTATTGGGCTGATGGCCGCACCCTCGACGTCGAAGGCGGTGACTATCAGGTCATTGAAAACCTGCGCGTGGCCTACAAGGTGGCCCGCCGGCTGCGTATTCGTGGCATCGCCCGTATCGGTGATCGCGCCTTGAACTCAAGTCCCGGCAGCACTGCCGCCGCCATCACCTTCTTTGGCAAAGACCTGCGCGCCATGGCCAAGTCCACCGTCATTAACGGCCAGCCGTTCCCGGGCGACATTGCCTCCCCCAAGGACGGCGATATCACCCTCACCTGGCAAGACAAAAACCACGTGGCCATCTACGTGCTGGTGCGCACCGTCGACTGCCCGAAGGGGATCGCCATCAACATCATGCTCGATTTGAGCCTCAATAACGGGGAGGGCTAAGCCATGACCAAGCGATTTTCGGGGATGAACTTCGACATCACCCTGATGAACACCATGGTGCACGTGGAAAAAGCCACGCTGTCCATTACCGATAACTCGGCTGTCGCCACCACTCGCGGCGTACCTGATGGCTTTGTCGATGGCGAGGTATCCGCAGAGCTGGAGTTCGAGCTCGATACCAAGAACTTCAAGTTACTCGGCAGCGCCGCCAGGGCAGCGGGCAGCTATCGCAGCCTGCCCCCGGAAGACGTGCTGTTCTACGCCAACACTGGCGAGGAAGAGCTCAAGATTGAAGCCTTTGGCGTCAAGCTCAGCGTGGCCGATGTGTTGGATGTCGACCCCAAAGGGGGGACCAAGTCAGTGCACAAGGTCAAGGGGTTCGTCACCTCCCCGGATTTTGTCCACATCGATGGCGTGCCGTACCTGTCCGCCGACGATACACGCCACCTTCTCGGCTAAGCCATGGACGACATCGACCGCGCCACGGCGCACGCAGCCCGCATGCTTGATGCCCAATTGGCGCGCCAGCTGGGCAAAAGCCAGGGACAGGGGGACAGCGCGCACCACTGCGAGGAGTGCGGTGCCCCTATCCCAGAGGCCCGCCGTCAAGCCATCCCGGGCGTGCGCCTGTGCGCGCCCTGCAAGGGGCGCCAAGAGTTGCGCCCACATTCAAAGAGCAGGATATGAACGCTATGCCAAACAAAGACACCACGCTATGGGCTATCACCATTGCCTGGTTAATGGATAACTGGCCCGCGGTTTACGGGGCATTGCTGGCGCTGGCCATCTCATTTTTGCGCATCACCTATGGCGGCGGCTCGGGTCGCCGCCGGCTCATCGAAGCGCTGCTGTGCGGCCTTATCACACTGGCGGTCTCGACCGGTATTCATCTGATAGGCATCCCTCAAGAAGCCACGCCACTGCTGGGCGGCATGATTGGCCTGCTGGGGATAGACATCATCCGCGAGCACTCAGCGAAGCTGCTCGGAAAGAAGGAGGTCTGACGTGCGTTGGATTATTGAAGCCCGCAAATTCTTGGGGCTCAAAGAGATAAAGGGCTCACAGCATGCCCAGGCCATCCTGGACATGTGGAAAGCCATCAAGCGCGGCGGCATCAAAGATGACGAAACGCCCTGGTGCGCCGCGTTCGTGGGCGCCTGTCTGGAGCAAGTCGGCATCCAGTCCACTCGTTTTGAGAGCGCCAAGAGTTATCTGGATTGGGGGGCAAAGCTGAATGCTCCCGTGCTGGGTTGCGTCGTTGTGTTCACCCGCACCGGCGGTGGCCACGTGGGCTTCGTGGTCGGTAAATCCCCGGCTGGCAACCTGCTGGTGCTGGGCGGCAACCAGAGTGACGAGGTGAATATCCGTGAATTCCCGCTGACCCGCGTCACTGGCTACCGTTGGCCGCAGGGTGAGCCGCTGCCTGCGGGCGAGCTGCCTATTGGTTCGCCAGCTGGCCTATCGGCGGGGGAAGCATGAAGCGCGACCTTCTCATCTTGGCCGCCCTTGCCGTACTGCTGGGGTTGTTCCTGGGCGGCATGAAGCACATCAGCCGCTTGACCACTGCGCTCGCTACCGCCAACGGCACTATCGACGTGCTGCAGCAGGTCAACACGCACCAGTCCAGCACCCTCGAGGCGCTGAGCAAAGAGGAGCAGGGGCTGCGCAAGCTACTGGCGCGCCAGCACGCCGAGATGGCCGCGCTCGACCAGCAACAGAGGAAAACTGCCGATGACCTGCAACATGCCTTGGCCACGCCCCCGGCAGGCCGCCCGGATTGTGCTCGCGAGCCTTTGCCTGGCAATGCTCTGCGCCTGCTCAAGCCCACCGCCGCACACCGTGATAACCACCCAGGTGGTCAAGCGCCTGCCGCCGCCAGGGCTGGTTCCCCACTGCCCGGAACCTGAATTCAATGGCACTACCTGGGGCGAGGCTGTGGCCTTTGTCCCCACCCTGCAGGGTGCGCTGCGCCGCTGCCAAACCCAGCTCAACACCCTAAACCAATGGATTACCCAAGAGGAAAACACCCCATGAGCAAGCAAACCATCACCCTGACCATCGCCGGTACCGACATCCAGTTCGCCCCGACCATGACCGCCTACAACAGCTACATCAACGGCATCTCCATGACCGACAAGGTGGCCCCGTCCCATCAGTACTTGAAGCGCATTGTCTGCACCGAGAGCAAAGAAGCGCTGGAAGGCCTGCTGGCACGCCCGGGCGCGGCCCTGCAGATTGTCGCCAAGGTCAACGAGCAGTACGCCCCCGACCTGGACATCGAAGTAAAAAACTAACCGCGCGCGCCGAGGCTATCGAGCACAACCAGTTGGAACAGGCACTGACGCTTCGCCGTCATTACCTGCCCGGTGAAGGTGATGAGCTCGATAGCCTGGCCCGCGCCCTCTGGCTGGACAAGTACTTCGCCGAGCGCAGCGCAAACAGCGTAGCGCACGGCATCGCTACTGCATTTAACGGGTAATTTATGGCCTCTGCTACCGAACAACTGATGATGCGCATCGGCCTGATAGACGCCGCGACCCGGCCGCTGCAGGGCATCAAAAGAGAGCTGGCTCAGGTGAAGCAGGTAGCAGGGGCTGGCTTTGCCCAGCTCGCCGGCGGCGGCGCGGCGATTGCCGCCGGGGCCATGGCTATCCAGGCAGCACTTGGGCCCGCCATTGAGATGGACCGGGCACTCGGCGAAGTCGCCTCCCTTGACGTATCCCAAACCGGGCTGCAGCTCCTTGGCGAAGAAGCCCTGCGCTTTAGCGTGGAATACGGCAAGTCCGCCACCGAGTTCGTGCGCGCCTCCTATGATATCCAGTCCGCCATCGGCGGGCTGTCAGAACAAGAACTTCCCGCCTTTACCCGCGCCTCTGCTGTGCTGGCTGCCGCTACCAAAGCTGATACCGGCACCATCACCAGTTACATGGGCACCATGTACGGCATCTTCAAACAGCAAGCCGCCGTGATGGGTAAAGCTGAGTGGGTCGAAGCCGTTGCAGGTAAAACTGCCACCGCGGTGCAGATGTTCAAAACCACCGGCCAGGGCATGGCGGATGCCTTCCAGGGCGTGCAGTCCACCGCCACCTCGCTGGGCATCTCGATGGATGAACAGTTTGCGGTGCTGGGTACCCTGCAGGCATCCATGGGCGGCGCCGTTGCGGGTACCGCCTACAAGTCGTTCCTGTCCTCCATCCCCAAAGCCGGCAAAGAGCTGGGGTTAAGCTTTTATGATGCCACCGGCCAGATGCTGCCAATGGTCAATATCCTGGAGCTGATCCAGGGCAAGTTTGGGGAGCTGGATGGGGCGGAGATTGGTGCTTTGCAAAAGGCCTTTGGTGAAACCGCCACACCCGTCATCTTGGGGTTGATCAGCGACACCGACGCTCTCAAGGGTAGCATTGATGCACTGGGCCAAGCCCGTGGCATGGACAAAGCGACCTTAATGGCCGCCGCCATGACCGACCAGTACGAACGGGTAGAGGCGGCATGGTTCGCCATCCGCGCGGCGCTGTTCAGTGCGGTGCTGCCATCCATCAACAAGGTGGTGGGGGTGTTTGCCGATGGCGCGGGCGTCGTCCTGCGCTGGACCAAGATATTCCCCAACCTCTCCAAGCTCGTCGCTTACACCGTGCTGGCCATCGCCGGCCTTGGCATCGTTACCGGTACCTGGCTGGTGCTGGCAGCCGTGGCCAAGCTCGCTACCCTGGCTTGGACGCTGTCACTGGGCAAGCTGTTGAAGGTCAAGACGTACGTCTGGATGTACACCAAGCTGCACAATGGTGCGATGCGCGTCTGGGCTGTCACGGTGTTTTTTGCCAAGGTCGCCGCCTTCGCCTTCTCTGCTGCTCTGTGGGTGCTCAAAGCGGCGCTCTGGGCAGTCAAAATAGCGATGGGGATCGGCGCGTTCGTGGCCTGGCTCGCCATCATGCTGGTGACGAAGGTAGCAGTATTCGCCTTCAATGCGGCGCTACTTGTCATCAAGGGCACCCTGGCCGCCTTTCGCGCCATCATGCTGGCGGTCAATTCCGTCATGCTGGCCAATCCAGCCGTGCTGATTGTGTTGGCCATTATCGCCCTGGTGGCGGCGATAGCCTTGGGGATCGTGTACTGGGATGAGATCAAGGCGGCCCTTGCGGACACAGGTGTGTTTACTGCGCTGGGCATCATCTTCGACACGCTGACCGAGGGATGGCGCAAGTTCACTGGCTTTTTGGCGGACTTATCTCCCTTCAAGCTACTTGGTGCGGCCGCAAAGTGGCTCATCGATCTGGTGAACAAATTCAGCTCTATCACCGGGATCACGATCGGTACAGAGGGGATGGGCGATCTTCCGTCTGCACCTAACGTGGCCGCTCCTGAGCAGGCGGTCAACTCACCACTGGCCAGTTACCGCCAGCAGGGGGCCCGCGCGCCCGCGGTGGGTGGACTGGGTCAGCAGCTCATCCAGAAAAACGCATCGGTAACGGCTATGCGCCAACCGCCAGCAAAAACCCTCACCACCGGGGACATCAACATGTATGTGCAAAACCCGATGACCCCTGAAGAGCTAAGCCGTAACACCTGGCTGGAGCAACGTGGATGAGTGAGCCCAAGTACATCGACATTCTGGTCATGGATGGCGCCTGGCAGCTCGATGCCGGCGGCCAGCCCCGTTACACCCAGGACCGCCACAGCATTGGCCAGGACATCAAGCACCGCATCATGGAGTCGGGGCTGGCGCGCAAGCTTATCGGTGAGCGCAGCCCCACCCTGCGCGCCGATGTGATGACCGAGATCGAGCTGCTGGTTGAAAACGATGTGCGCCTGGTGCCGGGCACCATCCTCATTCGCGAAGAGGCCGCCGGCCGCGTGCAGGTGGTGGCCAGCACCTACGAATTCGGCCATTTGGAGGTCACGCTGTGAAAGTTCGTCCCACTATCGATTTTATCGGCCTGCTTGAGCAGACCGGGATCCCGACCACCGAGCAGGCGGTCGAAGCCGAACTGAAAAAAGAGGTGATCGCCGCAGGCTCCCTCATCACCAATGACTCTGATGTCAGCCCGTTCTGGCGTCTGGTGCGCGGCGTCGTCATCAAGCCGGCCCTCTGGTTGCTCAAAACCCTGCTGGCGGGCCATGTGTTACCCAGTGCCTTTGCGGCCACCGCGACCGGCCCCTATCTCGAACTCAAGGCGTGGGATGTCGACCTCACGCGCAAGCCTGCCCAAAAGACCATCGGCATCATCGGCTTTGTGAAGGCCAATCCGGCCGACACAGTGACCATTCCCGCCGATATCTGGGTCACCACCGAGCGCATCAACGGCACCGTCTACCGGATGAAACCCATCCAGACCGTGGTAAGCCCAGCCGGAGAGGCAATTGCCCGGGTTATCTGCGAGGCGGAGGGCCCCGGCGTGGCCTGGGGGCTGGCGCCGGGTTACTACAACCTGTTGAGCGCACCGATAAACGGGATCCTCTCTGCCCGTAATGATGAGCGGGACTGGATTGTTACCCCGGGCGCCGATGAGGAGAGCAATGACGCGCTGGGCCTGCGCATCCAAAACCAGTTCTCGGCAGTGGGGCGCTACCACATCGACGCTATCTATCGCTCCATGCTGGCCAGTGTCGCGGGCATTCGTGCCGACCATGTTTTTTTCAAGCACGACGCACCAAGGGGCCCGGGGACGGCCAACGTCTACATCCTGCTCGAAGTGGGCAGCACGCCGGACGCGCTCATCGAGCGGCTGAACAGCTATGTGATGACCGACGGCAATCACGGTCATGGTGATGACGTGCTGGTGATGGCGATGCCAGAGACGCAGCACACCCTGGATCTGACCTTGTGGCCGGTGGCGAATTTGTCACAGGCGCAGCTGGCAGACCTCAAGCAAGGCGTGGTGGATCTGGTTCGCGCTGCATTTCGCCAGTCTGCCGCCTTCCCGGATGTGACGCGCACCTGGCCGCAAACCCGATTTTCACTCTCGCAACTGGGCCGCGAGCTGCATCGCCAGTTCCCCGAGATCCACAGTCTGGATTTCGCCCAAACCGACATTGTTGCGCAGCTCAATATCCCGCGACTCACCGCGCTGGAGGTGACATTCGGTGAGTGATCCCATTCGCACCCAGCATGATGAGCAAGCCCCGACGCTGCCAGGCACGACGGCGCCCTGGTGGGAAGATGGCACCACTATCAGCCGCACGCTGGCTGAGCCCGCCTTCTTGATCAAGGGGGTGATGGCGTTCTGGGCCAAGGTGCGCAGCTGGTTACTGCTGCCATTGGATCAGGACCCGCTCACCTGTGCCCTGCCGGTACTTTCTCTTATCGCCTGGGAGCGCGGCATGGTCCGCGTGGCGGGCGAGCCGCTGGAGCTGTTTCGCAAACGGGTCAAATTCGCGTTTGTGAACGCCCAGGACGCCGGTGAAGTGGCGGGATTCAACCGTATTTTTGAGCGCCTTGGGCTGGGTGCATGCAAATTGCACGAGCGCCAACCTGATTACCCCTGGGACGTCATTCTCGTCGAGATGGATGACAACGACTTTACCCGCAACCAGGCGCTCATCGAGAGCCTGATCCAGCACTACGGCCGCACCTGCAGACGCTATCGCTTCCAGGTGACCTATCCGGTCACCGCGGCCCTGGTGTGCGGGCGAATAGAGATGGGGGCCCGGGTGGTGCGCGCCGCCCTGTACTTTGAACATGAATGGGCCGATGCCGTGCAGGCGGCCTGCTCGCTGGGATTTGATAAGGAGACCCGATGAACTCACTAAACGGAGATGTCGCCGTTGCGCGCCTGGATGCGGCAGTCGAGGCATTTTTGGACATCATGACGGCGCCGGAACACACCATGGTACCCGTACCGGAGCGTGCCTCGCAGCCAAGCCTGGCCGAGCGCGCCCGCGTGAACTTAAAGCCCGCGACGGATGAAGTGGCCCGCCTGGCCGAGGACGCGGCGGCCTCGGCCAAAGCGGCGCAGGAGGCGGCAGACAAGGCTAATCAAATCACTGGGCTCTCTACGGTCTTTGATGCCATTGAGCTGGCGAGTGTACCGTTGCCGGATGTGTGGGCGCCATTGACGGACTCGCTGCGCCTGGTCACCGGGCATGGCCGCGAGGTCAAGGTCGGTGATGATGTGGTGGCCAGTTACCTCACCTACGCGCGCGCCTCCGGGGCAACTTACACCGGCAAGGATGGCCTGCCCGCCAACGCCGCCGTTAACGAGCCGCGCTTTGAGCGCGCAGGGTTATTGCTGGAGGGGAAAAAAACCAATCTGGTTTATCCTGCCAGTGACCTCACGCGGTGGGCCAGCCACGCAGGTTATGACGTCACCTATGACAACGCCGAGCGAGCGTGCAAAATCGTCCCCGCCCCGGGAGGCGCCCCCAAGGCGGTTGTCTGTAAGCGCGGCGCCGTATTCCCGGTTTCAACAGCCTCCCAGCGCCCAATCGCGATTACCGTCGAGGTCAAGCCTGTCGGATTTGACATGGTGGTAATTGGGTTTATCGGAACCGATGAAGCGAGCCCGGATAACGGCATTGGGGTCGACGTGCACAGCGGCGCCATCGTAAAAGCCAATCATAGTCTGAAGGTGAACAAGGTTGTCCGTCTGCCCAACGGATATACCCGCATTACTGTCGTCACTCTCAACTATAAAGATGCTCGAGATACGCATCGTAATGTGGTTATCGGCTGCGGCGATACCACTCTCCCTTACGCAGCCTTCTCCGCCCCCTCTGCTGATGGCACCAAGGGGATGTATGTCCGCTTTGTGCAATGCGAAGAGGCGAGGCAATCGAGCTCCAATATCCCCACCGATGACCGTGCTGTCACCCGCGCAGATGACGTGTTGTCATTGCCTACCCCTCTCAACTTCCCGGGCGGCCGTGGCAACATGACATTGGCGGTGGAGGTGCTGCGCGATCCCAGCATTTACGTCAGCGGAGCCCAACCCATCGCCTGGATTGGTGAATACACCTGGCTACGCTGTGGCTCTGATGAGTTCATGGCTTACGGGGGCTCGAAGAATGCCGTAAGACTCAAGAAATCAGCGCCTGGTGAGCACGAAACAGTCGTATTCCGCATTAAGGGAGATGAAGTGACCATTTATTGCGGCGGGGAGTGTCTCTCGGTGACGCGCACCGGCGAGCTGTATGACAACAACGCACTGACCTACTTTGGCAGCAATGGAAAAACTTTTTTTGCCGATTCGATCCACCTTCGCAACCTACGGGTGTGGCACCGCGCACTCAATGATGCACAGATGAAGGCCATCAAATGACAGACTTTATCGACATGTATTTGCGGGCAGCCGATGAAGCTGCCATGACGGGCGCTCTGCTGACCGCCGGGTGCTTGCAAGATGAAACATCGGGCGAGCTATATCACCCCCAAGCCTCGTTGCTGATGATTGGTATCATCGAGAGCCATGCCGTGATGGAGGGTACTGAGGTGCAGGAATGGCGGCAAGCGCCTGGCTACCACGCCAACGTGCGCACCACCGAGCAGGCTCTGGCCGCCGCACTCGATACTTGGCGTATCTACCCCGCCACCCCCAGTTATGCATGGGCCGAAGGGGGCGCCTTATGAGCCAGCTTATCACCAACGCATTTATTACCTATTTGCGTGACTGCCTGGCCGACGAGCAATTCGTGGTGCTCGATGAGTTTGTGCTGGCCAATGTGCCGGGACTTGACCCGGACAGCCCCATTGACCCGGCGGGCGGCTTGCCACCCGCCAGTCAAATTGTGCATCGCCAGGATGTCGACCAGCGCGGACGCATCCACAACAACGCGGTGGCCTACTCCATCGTGATGGACACCAGCATCGGCGATTTTGACTTTAACGCCATGTACCTCCTCAACAAGGCCTCCGGCCTGGTGGCGATGACTGTGCACAAGTGGCTGGAAAAGAAGGTGGCAAGCGACAGCGCCACCGGCAAAACCGGAAATTCCTTGGTCAAAACCATATTGATGGAGTACCACCGCGCCAGCGAGGTGACCGCCACTCACGTGGATGCCAGCACCTGGCAAATTGACTATGCCGCCCGCCTGCGCGGGATGGATAACGACTTGCGCCTGCAGGCGCTGCAGTTCCTGGGCGCGGCCACCTTCTATGGCAATGCCTTTGGCTTGGTCAAGGAGGGGAGTATCTACCGGGTACAGCCCGGAGTGGCTTATGTGGGCGGCCTGCGAGCCCAGCTCGATGAGGCCAAACGGGTTAATCCGGGCCCTGGGCCTGCCGGTATGTGGCTGGATATCTACCGGGCGGGCTCCCTGCTCGATGCCTGGGTGAATCACTTCACCCTGACATTCAGCGACACCCCGCTGCACGATTACGTGGACAGCAACGGCTATCAGCACTTCGTGGCCCTGGTGGCCAATGTGAATGCAGACGGCAGCATTGCCGACGAACGCCGCCAGCGCACCATCACCTTGACCGGTGATGTCAGCGGCCAGGCCGAGTGGCAAGACGCACAAGGCGCCACTATCACGGTAGAAGTCAAAGATGATAGTCATAAACACTCATTTGGGACCATTGATGGACTCGCGAGTGCCCTGGCGAGCAAGTCCCCTGTTGGCCACACTCATTCGCCCAGCGAAAGCGGCGCTGCGCCAGTCGTTCACGGCCATGCCGTAAGCGATGTCTGGGGATTGCAGGATGACCTGAACGGTAAATCCAACATCGGCCATACTCACACGCCCAACGAGAGTGGCGCTGCGCCGTCGCAACATGGTCACTCCTGGGGCGAGATCTCCGACAAGCCTGACACCGCAACCCGCTGGCCTGGCTGGACAGAGGTCTCCGGCAAACCAGATTTGGCCGCGGCCAACCACACTCACCCGCCCGGCCAGGTTGGCGCCGTGATGACTCATGCGGGCAGCGGTGGCGGCGGCAGCTCGGTGTCAGTCAATGTCACCGGCAAGACCTTCGGAATTATCTATGTTGCCGGGCGAGGGCGCTGGTTTCCGGTGTCGTTCGCCGTGGCCGCCGCGGGGTATGGTGCCCATATCCTCAATCGTGGCGGTGAGAACGCCGACCGAGACCATGACCTGCTGGTCAACATGTCTCTCTCTGCCAACACACTTACCTTCTCCAGAGGCGGCAGTGCAAGCGGCCTTGGCGATGTGTATCTCATGTAATCCTCAAACCGGGAGCTCACATTGAACCTATTTACCGCAACATTTACCGACCTCAGTGGCACGCAACGTCGCGATGCTGTCTGCACCATCTCGTTTGTTTATCGGGGAGAGTGGGAAAACAAAGCGAACCAAAGCGCCCCAGAGGCGGGAGGGACCACCGTTACCTACCAGGTGCGTTTTTGGAACTCGGAGCAAGACCGTGTGGCAGGCGTGGATAGCCAGGATTATCAAATCAGTACCGGCAATACCCTGACACTGGCGGGCCCAACCGATGGCCCCTTTGAGGTGCTGACCGAACGCTGCCAGGCGCATTTTCTCGCCCAGGTTGTGACCCGGGGCAACGATAGCGCCGCGACAGTCTGATGAGCTGGCAACAACGTCCGCTCACATTTCCAGCAAGTGGCGCAGCCATACACGGCCGCGCTCAAATTGTGCTGGATGCGCTTCCGGCCAGCCAAGCCAGCGCCGGCGACCGCCTGCAGCGCCTGGCAGCACGGGCCCAATATCGCCGAAACTCGTTAAGTGAGGCAGCCACAGAACTGGCTGGCCTTCGCGCCCAGCTCGACCAACTATTGGTGACCGGACATTACCTGACTGTCACCCCCTATCAGCACGGAGTGGGCCAGCTGCAGGGTGACCAATACAGCCTGGCCGCCCCCAACGCGGTGGCCACCCTGGCCACCAAGCTGCAAGATGGCGCAGACATCCACCGCCCATCCGGCCCACAGCATGCCATTGGCTGGCTCGTCACAGGCAATAGCGCCGAGACATTGGCCAAGGCACTGGCACCCCTGTGCGCTATCCTGCCACTGCCGGAATGGTGCGCAGCGCTGCGCCGCCTGACTGCCAGCAATGACCTGATGGGCCAGCCTGCGGCGGCCATCGTGCCGCGCTGGCGTGCGCAAGAGCCGCTGCTGTGGGATCCCCTGCGCCAATGCCGCTCGCTACTGGGGGGTGACATCGCTCAGCTCGAAAGCCTGGCCCACGATAGCCAGACCCCGATCGACAAGCTTGAAGCATTGGCAGCACGCAGGCTTCACCATCTCACGGCACTGAAAACCGCCATCGAGGCGCTGGCCCAGGTAAGCGGTCAGATATGGTGCTGGCACGGCCATGGCGATCCCGCAAGCCTCGCCGCGCAGTTGCAAGAGAGTGCACCGCCTGACCACAGCCATAGCATGACGGTCGCCGCCATTTTCCTCTCTCCCTCCCCGATCACCTTCTGGCAGGAACTGACCCCATGACCCAATCCGCCATGCTCACCCTGGACGGTGAACCTATCGCTATGAAATCCATGCGTATATCTCTGTCCATGCAATTTAAGGATGCAGACCAAAGCGGCCAGACCAGCTCAACCGGCAATGCCGAGCAGGGCACCAAGGCCAAGGAGCTGAGCGTCTCGGGTTTGGTGCCGTTCAAGGATGAGAAGGCCCTGGGGCGCCTGTTTGAGCTGGCAGACGCCAAAGCCGATGGCGGGCAGCGCCACGTCTACCGGGTCGGCTCCTTGCTGGCCAAGTCGGTCAAGATACGCCAGGCGACGTTTTCCGGCTCCATCAGTGCCACCGAGCAAGAGGGCTTGCTGGCCTGGCAGGTGCAGCTCACTTTGCGTGAATACAACTCGGTACCGGAGAAGCGAGAGGCCAGAGCGCCAGAGAGTGCTGCTGCCGTCGGCGCTGGCACTCAGGGAGCCAGCGAGGCCAAACCCAGCGAACAGGCGCAGGGCGATGAGGAACTGGGCCAATTTGAGCGACTGGTAAAGCAAGCTGATAGCGCCATCGGGGGGTTCTTGTCATGAAGCTGATGACCCGGGCGAGTATCGAGGGCCACGCGGTTCAATTGGTCAGCCACGATATCGTGCTGGATCTGAACGCCGGCGGGCGCGCCATCGTGAATGTCAGTGGCCAGGTTACCAAGGGGCAGATGATCACCCTGGACGTGGGCTACAACAGCGAGCTGCGCCGTTATTTTGATGGTTACGTGTTCGATGTGCAGCCAGCCAAAGGCAATACGCTGCAGGTGCTGTGCCGTGAGCGCGCCGGGGTGCTCGCGGCCCGCTTCCCGGTGAGCCAGCAGCATGCAACCTTGCGCTCGCTGCTGGCCTGGTTGACCGACCAGACCGGCCTGGTCTTTATGCTGCCCCAGGCGGAATACGTCGATACGCCAATCCCCAACTTCACCAGCTCGGGCTCGGGCTATCAGCTACTCGACAATGCGGGGCGTGCATTCGGGATCCCCGATTTCGTCTGGTACCAGGAGCCCGCCGGTAGCATCTTCGTCGGCAGTCACGCCGATAGTCGCTGGCACGGTCGGGATATGCCGCTAGACCCCGCCTGGTCAGGACGCCAGGCGGGTAACCTGATGGTATTGCCCGTGCTGCCCGCAATGCGCCCCGGGGCGACCATCAACGGCAAGCGGGTAACCCGGGTTCGGATAAAAGATGACGAAATGACCCTGACCACCGCCACAGCGGGAAAAGTGGTGAAATCGCCGGCACGCGCCAACATCGAAAGTGAGTTCCCGGAGCTGGCCGATGGCATGCACCTGCCAAAATTTGGCCGGGTAGAGGCCATCAGTGACCATGCGAGCGCCGGCCAGCGCAATGATCCCTTTCGCCCCCGCTACGCCGTGGATGTGCAGCTGCTGGGCGAAGATGGTGAGCCGGACGCTTTGACCCCGCGCTATCGGGCGGTACCGCTACCGGTGGCCTTTGGTGGGCCAGAGCAAGGCCTGCTGCAGTACCCCCTCGAGGGGACGCTGGTCGAACTGGGTTTCGCCTTCGGCCGCGCCGACCGGCCGTTTATTCGCACTATCCTGGGCACCGGCTGGCCGCTGCCGGATATCGCCCCGGGCGAGCAGCTGCAACAGCAGCGGAAAGAGGTGTTCAGTCACACCGACACCGTGGGCAACCAGGCACGCCACACTGACCGCCGCCAGCACGACCGGGCACTGCAGATGCACCGCCAGGCCGATGAGTACCTGGGCGAGTTTGGCCAGCATCGGATAACGACGCAACAGCACAGCATCGAAGAGGTTGGTGCGATGAAGCGCATCGAGGCGCTGGGCGCCATCGAGCTCTTGGCTGGCGATGAGATGGTATTGGGGTGTCTTGGCAATATGAGTCAGACCGCAGCGGGCGATCTGACCGAGGTGGTCGGGCTGATGCGCCGGGCTATTGCCGGCGAGCTGCAGCACCTCGAAGCCCCTCGCTCGTGGATGGGGACGGACAGCGTCAATATTTTCCGGCTGTTGCTGCAACTGATAAACGTGGTGGCGCAGTTAGCCGCCACCACAGCCAGCCATACCCACGGCAGTGGGCCTGCACCCGATAACAGCGCCGCCATGACGAGCCATGGCCAAGAGGCGGGGCAGCTGGCCAGCCAGCTCTCCCCCATCATCGAGTAAGGAGCGAGCATGATTGAGATCGCCATCAACCAGGCATCCATGATGAACCTGATGGACCGACTGGAGAGCGCATCGATGCCGCCGGCCAAGCGCCGGCGCGTCATGCAGATGATTGGTCGGGAAGTCGCCAAGGTGAACAAGCAGCGCATCAGGGCAGGCAAGGCACCGGACGGCACTAAGTGGGCACCGACAATAAGCAAACGCAAACACAAGCGGCTTGCGGGGCTTTCCAAGCGCCTGCGCACTCGCGCAACGGCCGACGAGGCAATCATCAACTTTGATAAGCGCTTTGTAGGGATGATCGCCAACCAGCAGCAACAGGGAATGGAGCAGCAGTTCACGGCACCGCCGGCCAAGCCGCCCCGCCCGCGCGCATCAGAGAAGGGCAAAAGAGCTGAGCCGTTCCAGCCAACGGATAGCCCCTGTACGCGCAGCCAAGCGCTGCGCCTTCGCGCACTGGGTTACAAGGTACTATCGAATAGGGGGAAGCGCCGGCGCTATCGCAAACCCTCGCTCAAGTGGATACAGGAGCACCTGAGTGTACAGCGGGCCGCCATCATCATCAGAACGACCACGGGCGAGACCAGAAAGAACCGGTGGACGGTTAGCACGCCCGAGCGCCAGATGTTGCCAGAGGCGGGTAACGATGAGCTGATGGCTATCGCAGCCAAGGCATTCAAGAAGATGGGATGGGGAGGCGGCTCGTAGAAAGCCATCCCCACTCACAACACGACAGCGACGCACATGCGTCGCTTTTTTGTGGCCAGCCCCCAGGCGTGCAGCCCAGGCGCCACGGCGGAATTCTCTGGCTCACGGAATCCGCACTCCTCCCCCCCCACCTCGGGGGTTTATAAAATAAATTTTGTGAAATTTTTTTGAGTGCATTTCTATTCGCCAGGCCACGCCAGTACTGGGGGCTTGGGGCAAAACCAGAATTTCACAAAATTTCACTTTGTGATCGTTTTAGGGCGATTTGATCACATAGGATCGAAGGCACAAAAAGCCTAACTCATTGATGCGTAAAGGGGGATGACTGCTTTTCGTGAGGATCTGCGTCCGCGCGCTGGATCATGCCTTTTTAAGGGCAAAACTACTGGTACATACCTATGGAAGAGTGCTATCAGTGACAGGAAACGGTGTGGAAAGATACTACTAGTAGTGCCTGAGGTAGACTTACCACTGCGCATGTGTGTATAGCTCTCATTTTTGAGCTTCTGCCGTTCAAAGTTACATCTACCTACCTTGATTATTACTGGTAGTAAAGGATATACTCAGTTTAACAAGATAAGTTATTAACAGGTTATACACACTAGGTGTGAGTGACCACTTGCGCCAAGCCCCACTCTAAATGTGGGGCTTTGTGCCTCTAGGCAAAACAGATGCCTACATATTGTGCTTAATGTGTCGTATGGACACAACATGTTGTGCACAAGGTTGGTGTAAACGCACCACCGACATTTCCTGTCAATAGTCACGTGTGATAACGACGGGGATCACCTACCACTTATGAGTCTGCTGTTGTGGTATGTGCAAAGGAGGAACACAGAATGTCAAATCTCATCAGATTCTTTTTGCGCTTAGATAAAGCCCCTATCGATAACTTGGCTCGCGTCATCGTAGATAACGACCAAAAAGTCATCGTATCTAAAGATGGCGTAGTTTCTATTGATATGGAAAACCCCGCAGTACAGGAAGATCTGGTCAACCTGATCAAAGGCTTCAAAGACATCTCCATTGAAGCACCTCGCCACAGGGGTAATGCTGTTTAAATGGCCCCCGTCTACATCGCTATCGCCTTAGTTTGTGGGTATATCTTCGCAAGCCAGTCTCCAAAAACCAGATACCGTTATAAGCGTTCCGATGGATGGGACGCTTATTTTTATGTTGCATCCTGGGGTGGCGTTTTTTTAGTCATTGGATGGTTAGCAACATCAGGCCTCAGCTACTTTGGCTTCCTTCGATGGTGTGCTAACACCATCGGCATAGCAAAAGAAGATATTGCCAGACTGATCCCCATCGAGAAATCATCAATCAGCTATGAAGTGCTGAAGACTTTCACTTGGATTGCTCTTTCCATACTGATTGCTGGAGCTAGCGGAAAAATCAGCCGTTATCGTTTCAAGCACCCTGTCACAAGAGCGAACTGGTTGAGCCAGAATGTTCGCCATAGCCCTGAAGAAAGCCTGCTGGTATACGCTGCCTCAGCACGTTTTCCGCTTGTTGTTACTCTTTCAAGTCGTAAGGTGTACATCGGTGTGCTAACCATGCCAGCTCTAGAGAATGGCTCCATCGAATACATAGAGCTTCTACCGATCATGAGTGGCTATAGAGATAAAGACGAGCTGACCTTGCACCTGACAACCAACTACTACGAGCACTACGCGAAACGTGGCTTACTATCAGGCATACCAATGGGACCAAACTCTTTGTCCATTAACAGCTTCCGGGTCGTCATTCCTGCAAAGGAGATAGAAAGCATGTCTCTCTTTGATAGGGAGACCTACAACGACTTTAAAGCCCAAGAAGAACAAGACAAGAAAGGTACACTAACGACCGAGGCGGATAATGCCCTAGTCTAGAAGCAGGCTGGTTGAGTAAAAAAAGCAGGGAGGAGCAATCCTCCCTGCTTTTTTTACTTCATTGAAACTGGGGAAGGGCAAACGAACGAGGGAACCACATATACTTCTGTCGCCACTCAGCAACAAAAAAACAAAAGGCCATCCGCAAGGATGGCCTTAAGCCATTGAATTCTAATAGTGCCGGGGTCGGACTCGAACCGACACGATTATTCATCGGCGGATTTTGAAAACCCCGGCAATGCGCCGGGGTTTTTACTGCTGGGGCATCCAAAGACATGGCCAGGGAATGGCGCCGCATGAACTGGGTACCACCGAGCAGCACGGCATCATACCAATACACATATGATAAGGCCCTAATAAAAGGGAATGTTTTTGTTTCTACGTGGTCAATTTGTGGCAACAAAAATAAAAAACACCAATAAAATCATGTTAATAAAGCAATAAAAAAGGATGCTGCGGCATCCTTTTTTATTGGCTCTGTCCCAATTACGTGTTGAAAGGCTAATCTTGAAGTAGGCCATCACCTTGAGGTCTACCATCATGGATACCCCAGCCTTTCAACACCTGTTGTCCCTTTTTCCCCAGTTAACCCTGCGCCAGCGCCGTGTTGCTCAGCAGGAGCTTACTGCACCCCACACCATTACCTCGCTCAATACTCAGTTACCGGCATGCAGTGGCTGCCCCCATTGTCAGGCCGATGTTACCCAGCTGGCGCCTTGGGGATTGAGTCGGGGACTGCGCCGCTACCGTTGCAAACTGTGTCTGCGCACCAGCACCGTTCTGACCAAGACGCCCTTGGCCAGATTGCGTAAAGCACAGTGCTGGGAAGACTACGCGCAAGCTCTCATCGAAGGACTGACTGTCCGCCAGGCCGCGCGGCGCTGTGGAGTCAGCAAAAACACCGCGTTCCTCTGGCGTCACCGATTCTTGCGCGCGATGGCAACCCATCAGGCCACCCGGGAAGAGGGCATTGTTGAGGTGGATGAGACCTTCTTTCTTGAATCGTTCAAGGGGCAGCGGGGACTGCTGCGTCCACCACGTCATCGCGGTGGTAAAGGTCAAACTCGTGGAACCGGGCCAGATTACATCCCGGTGATGGTGGTACAAGACCGTGCAGGCCACCATGCGGATTTCCAGTTGGAGAAAATAGATGCCGAGACGGTCATCGCGGTGTTGAAGCCGTTGGTGTCACCGGATGCGGTGCTGTGTAGCGATGGGGCGGGTGTGTATGCCTGTTTCAGCAAGGAACAGGGTATAACCCATCAGGTGGTGCGCAATCGTCAAGGCGAACGGGTAGTCGGTGCGTATCACATCCAGCATGTGAACGGATATCACCATCGGTTGAAAGAGTGGATGGAGCGGTTCCATGGCGTGGCGACGCACTACCTGAAGAACTACTTGGGTTGGCGCCGGATGCTGGAGCGTTACGGAAAAGGCGTAAATATCAAAACATGTTTGCATGAGGCGCCATACAGCCCGCTTGCAGATGAGGCAAAGGCTTGTACCGTTCAGAAGAACGCGGCTCAATAA